AATGATTTTATTGAACATGCAGAAAAAAGGATTTTTAGAGAAATTGATTTAGATATATTTAGATCTTACCAATTTGCTACTCTTACATCTGGTAATCCTTTTGTTTCGCTTCCTGGTGCCAACACAGGACAATTAGCTTTTGTTAGATCAGCACAAATTTATACTCCAGGTGGGAGCCCTGTAAGAGAATATTTACTACAAAAAGACATCACATTTATGAATGAATATTGGCCAAATAGAGATTCTACGGAAAAACCAAAATACTATGCAATGTGGGATCAAGATACAATATATCTTGCACCTACACCAAATTCTGCATATAATATCGAATTAGCTTTGAACAAGCAAGAAACAGGGTTGTCATCATCCAATACAGAAACATGGGTGAGCACAAATGCCCCAAAAGTCTTACTTTATGCTACACTTTGTGAAGCATTTAGATTTTTAAAAGGGCCTGACAACATGCTTCAATACTATGAACAAGGCTACCAACAAGCAATACAAGGCTTGCAACTTGAACAACAAGGTAGAAGAAGACGTGATGAATACTATGATGGTGTTCTTCGACTTCCTCTAGAATCGAAACAACCATAAAGGAGATTATAAATGGCAATATCATCAGCGATATGCAACTCTTTCAAAAAAGAATTATTGGAAGGTAAGCATAATTTTTCGTCTGGTAGTGGTGATACATTTAAAATTGCATTGTTCACATCAAGTGCAAGTTTAGGTGCTGCTACTACAGACTACAGTTCATCAAATGAAATTTCAAACTCTTCAGGAGCAGCTTATTCTGCAGGAGGTTTGGCTTTAACAAACAACGGTACATCATTGAGTGGCACAACAGCTTTTGTTGACTTCGCTGATGCACAGTGGACATCAGCTAGCTTTACAGCTAACGGTGCTATGATTTACAACACCACTACTGGTGCTGGTTCAGGCACAACTGATGCGGTTTGTATATTAGCTTTTGGTGGCGATTTCACAGCATCTAACGGTACGTTCACTGTAACATTCCCAACTGCTGACGCTAACAACGCTATTATTCGTATATCGTAAGGAAAGCTAATGGCTTTTATCCTTAACGATCGGGTCAAGGAGACCACGACTACCACTGGCACAGGTGCAATTACACTTGCAGGTGCAGTAGGTGGCTTTGAAACGTTTTCTGCTGGTATAGGTGGTAGCAATACTACATATTATGCAATCAAACATCAAACTGCTAACGAGTTTGAGGTTGGTTTTGGAACGTTAAATGGTGGTGCTTCTACACTTACTAGAACATATATTATTAACAGTTCTAATTCTGATGCCGCTGTAGATTTTAGTGCAGGTACAAAAGATATATTTTGTACAATGCCTGCAGCCAAAGTGGGTTTGCCATTCCCAGAAGAATTTGGTTCATCATCGGCACCAAAGCTTATAACTGTTAAAGTAGCAACTAAATCTGGTAATCATCCGTATCAAGGACAAGGATCAAGTGCAGCATATTATTTAGATGGATTAGAAGCTCCAGCATTACGACTAGCTGGTGTAGATACGACAGATAAATATTATTATAGGTTTGATCAATCAGACTCAACTAACTCTGGACACCCTTTACGATTTTATTTGGATGCTGAAAAAAATACAGAATATACAACAGGTGTAACTAACACAGGTAGTTCACCAGCACCTGGTAGTTCAGGAGCATATACACAAATAGCTGTAGATGCTAATACACCAAACATATTGTATTATCAGTGTTCATCTCATGGTTACATGGGTAATCATGTTACTACTATTTCTAATCACATAAACGGTGATTTAACAATTGGATCAAAATTAAAATTACCAACTAATACTGCAAACAAAATATTGGTTGCAGACGGAACAAGTTTTGAAGAGGTAGACCTGTCAGGCGATGCAACAATTGCTTCAGGTGGTGCTTTGACTCTTGCTAACTCAGGCGTATCTGCTGCTAGTTATACTTCAGCAAATATTACTGTGGATGCAAAAGGTCGTGTCACAGCAGCTTCAAGTGGGTCAGCAGGTGCGTCTACTGGCTTTGTAATTGCAATGTCGATTGCGCTTTGATATAAGGATTTAATATGGCACAAGATTTTGAAAGAGTATTTGCAAGAAATATAGGAACTTCGCCTTCCTCACTACTGACATCTAATTCAGATGATGCCCTTATTGGTATAAGAGTAGCAAACGTTGTGTCACAAACAATTCAAGTTGATGTATATATTTCTACTGGTGGTAATGATTACCACTTAGTAAAAGGTTTAAGTATACCGCAAGGTTCAGGTTATGAGCTCATACAGGATGGCTCAAAAGTAAATATAGCTAATGGTGATGTATTAAAAATTAAATCGAACACAGCATCTTCAGTTGATGCTTGGGTATCGTATATTGATGCAATAAGCACGTAGGAGGTTACATGGGTTACACAGGTCCAGCTAATACAGATCAATTCAAATCCATGTCTACCCAGACAATTACTGGGGATGGATCAGCTACTACGTTTACACTTAATACACCTGTAGCAAATTCTTCAGAAATAAGATTTGTTGTAAACAACGTCGTACAAAAACCAGACGTAGATTACACTGCGAGCGGTACACAGCTATCTACAGGTTCAAACGTATTAGCAGGTTCCGATGCAGCATATGTTGTAAACATCGGGGCTGCAGTAGGATCTCAAACACCTTCAACAGGTAGTGTAGATCACACAGCTATTTCGTCATCATTTAACGGCATGTATTTAAACTTGGCAACAGTGACTTCAACAGTTACAATAACAGCAGCACAGAATGCTTTTTTAGCAGGGCCAGTAAACTTTACTAACACCGTAACGGTAGAAGGGACATTGACAGTTATATAATGGGAACTTTATTCGTAGATAAATTAGATCCACAATCAGGAACGTCATTGGAGCTTGGTAGTTCAGGGGACACGATAACCATTCCGTCAGGTGCAACGATTACAAACAATGGAACACAAACAGGATTTGGTGGAGTTAACACGCCTGCTTTTGAGGCATTTTCAACTTCACAACAAGCTGTAAATGACAACACTACAACAAAGGTAGAATGTGGAACAGAAGTTTATGATACTGCTGGTGCCTACGACAATAGTTCAAATTACAGGTTTACTCCTCAAACTGCTGGAAGATATTTTTTTTATGGTCAAACATTTATTATTACAGCAGAAGCATCAAGAATTTCTCAAGCTACAGCTTATATTTATAAAAATGGGTCTGCTCTTGGCGCTGCACCAAATAGTTTTTATGATAATCAAATAAAACAATTTACAGCTACAGTAAGGACAGTAATTAATATGAATGGTAGTTCTGATTATGTAGAATTATATGCCTACTTTGATGGCAATAATTACAATGGAATTATTGATGGAAACGCATCGCAAAGAAGAACAATGTTTGGAGGATATAAGTTAATAATATGATAACAATTTTTAAAGGAGGTCTATATGGCAAGTCTATCAACTAAAGTAGCGCTCTACTGTACTGCGAACAGCAAAGTTGCTGATTTCGGTCCAGGAGGCAATGTGGCTTTACAGGATGACTCAGATGGTAAAGGCCCGTACATAGCAAGCTGGAGCGTCGATGGTTTAGATAAAGCTCGTATTAAGAAGGTCAAAGATGATAACCCTAAGTCGTAAAGGAGAAGTAATTGAGTAAAGTACAAGTAGATACTATTGATACCAGATCTGGAACGTCTACCATGCAAATTGGTAGCACGAACACGTCTACTATTAACATAGGCGTCTCAGGTGATACGGTTAACATCCCGTCAGGGGTAACGATCGCTAACGCTGGTACAGCCACTGGTTTTGGTGAAGCTAACACTCCTTATTTTGCTGCAAGATTAGACGGTAATCAAACTTATTCTGATGCAACAACATCAAAAATTGCTTTTGATACAGAAGAACTTGATAGTGATAGTGCATTTACAACTGGTGGATCTGCAAATTTTACAGTTCCTTCTGGTAAAGGTGGTAAATATTTTCTTCATGTTCAAGGATTGATGTTTGGTAATGATGGTAATAGCACATTAAAAAATACAGTTGTATCTATTAGAAAAAACGATACACAAATAGCGGAAAGTTATTTTGATTATAGTAGCAACAATGGAAAGAATATTACAGGCACAGTTTCAATTATAGTTGATCTTTCTGCTGGAGATATAATTACATTTTTTGCTTATGCAGATGTTTCTAGCGGATATCCTTTTTTGCGAGGTGCAGGAGATAGAAGAACATTTTGTAACGGATTTAGGATTTCAGCATCGTGAGTACATTAAAAGTAGATACCATACTCAAGCGTACGGGCACTGGCACGATAACCGTGGGCCAGTCAGGGGATACCATCACTATTCCTTCAGGGGCTACGCTTAATAGTGCAGGTACGAATACTTTAAGTGGCATAGCTAATACTCCTTCTTTTGAAGCATACAGAAGTTCAAATCAAACTCCTTCAAATAATACATTAACAAAAATTCAATTTAATGTTGAAGTGTATGACTCAGATAGTTGTTATGATAATTCAACTAATTACCGATTTACACCAACCACTGCAGGAAAATACTTTGTATATGCGAGTGTAAGAGGTGATGGTGAAAGTCAAACGGATTTAGAATTTATAAGATTAGATATTTATAAAAATGGATCAACAGAAAAAAACACAGCAACAGAATATGGAGGAACTAATGATATTGATAATGCTAGTTTAACAATAACTGGTGTAATAGATATGAATGGAAGTTCTGATTACTTAGAAGTATTCACTCAATTAAGGTCATCTTCACAACCAACAATAAATGGTAGTGGTAATAAAGAAACTAGTTTCGGTGCATACAAAATAATAGGAGCGTAACATGGCATTTGCAACGATAGACGTAACAAAAGGAATAACAGGGACAATAGCTGAAGCTAATCTTCCTACAATTCCTGTAACAAAAGGTGGCACAGGTTTGACATCTGGAACTACTAATCAATTTTTAAAATTTACAGGATCAACAACAGTTGCTAGTGCTGCAGTAAGTGCTGGAATTACTGTAGCTGATAACTGGAGAATAACTTCTAGTGTTACAGGTACAAATTCACCTTTGACTAGTAATTGGGAAAGAGTTGATACTAATGGCATGGGAACTATTGGAAGTGCCATGACACAATCATCTGGTGTGTTTTCTTTTCCTAGTACAGGTATTTATCAAGTTAGTTTTACAGGTTATTTAGAAGGCAGTGATCAGCAAAGATATCATACAATACAAATATATGCCACTACAGATAATAGTAGTTATTATCACATGACAGAAAGTTCAAAGTATATGAATTATACAAGTAATACCGCTTATTCTGGTGTTCATTGTTCTACTTATTTTGATGTTACAGATACAGCGCAATGTAAAATAAGATTTAATTATGTACCTGCAGCTAACAATACAAGTTTATTAGGTGCAACAAATTATAATGCAACGCATGTAATGTTCATAAGAATGGGAGATACATAAAATGACAGATAAAATTACAGGCAGACCAAATCATATTGAAGATGCTCTTGTTAGAATGCACACTAGACAATGGTTTGGGTGGACAGATAGCAGTAACAAAATTTATGCTAATTTAAAACTCTCTGAAAAAGTTGGGATAGATGGCAACATTGTAGATAATCTAGTTACTGAACTTCCAACTGAAGAAGAAGTAAATGCAAAATTAAAGGAGCTGCAAGATGCATGGGATGCAGCAAACGGAGGTTAGATGGGATACACAGGACCAGGTTTAGATTTTGGAGCGTTTCAGAAGATCGATGATATCTCATCAGGATTTAACGGCGGCGCAACACAATTTAATATACAAATAGGCGGAGAAGCAGCAGAAATTGCAAGTCTTAACCAGCTAATTATTTCTATATCTGGAGTTATTCAAGAACCTAACAGTGCATTTACTTTTGGTAATACACGTAGTACAATAGCCTTTACAGGGCCACCTGCAGCCAATGATACATTCTTTGGTATCTTGCTAGGGAATAGTTTTGATGCAGGCACACCTGCTGATGCGAGTATCTCGTATGAGAAATTGACAACCATAAACGGAGTATATCGAAACGTGCAGACACTAACACAGAATTTAACTTTAGCAGCAAGTGACAACGCACTTGTAGCTGGACCATTTACGGTACAATCTGGTTCAACCTTAACCGTACCATCAGGAGCAACGTTTGTAATCGTATGAGCACTATTGAAGCTAACACACTTAAACCTATTTCTGGTTCATCTACCCTTACACTAGGAGAGTCAGGTGACACTGTAACTTTAGCATCAGGAGCATCATCTTCTGGTTTTGGCGCAACGCTAACTGGCTCAACTGATAATACAGTTGTTACAGTAACAGGTGCTAATGCTATGCAAGGAGAAGCTAACTTAACTTTTGATGGCACAGATTTAGATGTTGGTGCTTCAGCTAAAATATTTAGTAATGGTGCTATTGCTAATTTTAGCAATCATAATGGCTCTGCTACTGAAACTGCTTTAGCAACAAGTGATGGAAACGAAAAGGTAAGATGTTTTAATGAGGGTAAAATAACATTTGAAACAGATGGCTCTGAAAGAATGCGTATTAGAAGTAATGGTTATACTGGAGTAGTGAAAACTGCAGGTGATACTTATATTCAACGAAGATTCTCAGTTTATGGTAGTCATGTCTCTGAAGATGGTCTCGTATGGATACAAACAAGTAATGGCTCTGGTGATACTAACCTTATGTTATTCTTTGATGGTAACACAAACAACTGTGGTGAAATTACACTTAATGCTACTGCAAACACAGTTGGTTATAATAGTTCATCTGATTACCGTTTAAAACAAAACGCTACTAGCATATCTAATGGGATAACAAGATTAAAACAACTTAAACCTTATAGATTTCAATG